CTTCTTCTCAATCTCAATGTCGTTGATTTCGATGGAAAGGTCGGACAGCCGGTCTTTCATTTCGAGAAGCTGTTCTCCGGTAAAAGGCTTCATGTAGCCAACCTCTTCAATTCGGTCGCAGTTGTCTTCGAGCATTTGCCGCCTGACGTCTTCAGGATATTCCTGAAACAATGCTTTGTCCATTTCTTTTGGGTTATGAGTGCCCCGGACGAGCCGGGGCGCTTGGTGATACTTATTTGCGGACTCTCGAAATGAAGTCCTTGCAGGGTTTGAAAACCGGCTTCTTGGTTTCCGGCAACGTGATAGTTTCTCCACGGCTGATGTCGCGGGCCTTCTTTGCTCGACGAACGACCGTTTTGAAGGTTCCGAAGCCACGCAAAGTAACTTCGTTGCCACCACACACGGCCTCTGTGATGACTTCCATGACGGTTTCAACCACTTTCACGGCCTGATGTTGGCCGATGTTCGTTTTCTCTGCCACCTTTGCGGCAACTTCCTGTTTAGTCATTGTTGTAAGATTTTGAAGGTTTTACGATTATTTGAACATGAGGTAGTCTTCGTAGAGTTCCTTGAAGGTCTCGGCGGCGTAGTCGGCCAACGCTTCGCTCTTAAAGCAAAGGCGAGACCCGAAGTACGCACGCGTATACGAGGGGGCGTAATCCGAGTGCGCATAGGCGAGGCCCGCATTACCATTTGTCCACCACCAATTAAACCATTTGGGCTGGTTAGTGTTCGACCAGTCAGGCCGCCAGCCTTCGTTGAGTGCGCGGGTGATAACTACGAGCTTGTGGAAAGCGACGTAGGATTTTCGGTCTTCTTTCGGACAGTCGGATGTGTCCGGCATGGAGGTATGCGGGTCGATACCGAGGATAGCGCAGGCGTCTTCGTAACTCTTTACCCGGTCGGTGATTTTGCGTTTGAAAAATTCCTTTCCGAAGGAATCCTCAAGCATCTGTTTGAACTCTGGCGTCGCTGTCTGGTATAGGTCGAACGCCTTGTTTTCGTCGATTTGAAGTGACTTTTTCATACTCTATCTGTTTAGATTTGGTTAATTTCTTGATAATGACTACTGCCCGCCGTTTTTTATTGATGGTTCGCAAGTCCTTCCCCGGCAGGTCTTTTAGGGAGTCGAGCAATTCAAGGATTTCCTCGAAATTCTTGTTGGAGATTGCGTACATAACCGTCGCTATTTCACCTCTTCATAAGGAGTGAATGCACCGTCGCGGTCGAACTTGTCAGGGCGTCCGGCGGCCTCCTGCTCCTGTTGCTTTTTCCATTCCTCAAAGTCGTCATTATCCATCTTTGTCTCGGTCTCGATAACCTTGAGGATATGTTCGGAAATGCCTGTCTTCGGAAGTGAGCCGAACCCCCAATTAAGGATGGTTTTGCGAGCCATCATTTCAAAATCCGTGTCCCACGGGCTCCCATTACCACTCTTCACGGCCTCCGAGCGGGACATGATTTCTTGGATTCGAGAGAGGGGCATGACGTCGAAAACGACGTTGCCGTTCGGAAGACATGCAACCCAATAGCCGCCTTTGATTTTGTCTTTCGTGCGGTTGTTTCCGAAATAATCCGGCTTGTGGATAATCTCGGAGGTTGAACCCTTCCGCACCTCGAACTCATCGCCTTCGTAGACG